TTCAAAAATGGGGTAAAGGCTTCTTCCAAAGCAGCTTTTGCATTGGCGATGGCTGTTTCCTTAACAGCTTTGGCATCGGCAATGGCTTCTGCGAGTAAGTCTCTGTTTACCATACTTTTTTTTTTAGTTTTTCCTCAATTAAATTGTGTTGGAAGTACGCTTATTATTGACAAAATGTCGAAGCGTAATAGATATTATAAATCTCAATGCGATATAGAGATCGCATATTACGAATATACATATATGGAGATTCTTTAAAATCGCCTATTGAGAAAAAAAAAGACCCGCAAGCAGTTCTTATGGTATGCTTACGGGTACATTTATTACCTAAGGTAGCAGGTATCTTTAAAATATGGGACAAGACCCATTAGCACATAAAAGTTCCGTCAATAAAGTATTAACTTTACCGTATTGATAAGTCGGAACTTCTTTGCCCTCTTTAATTACATGCATGTATGAACCTGGATTGGATGGGGTAGAAACAAAATCCCAGCATAATAATTCGAAATCATCTTGTACCTCTAATGTTTCACCAATTTGTTTTAATGAACCCATTCCACGAGATGAAACACCTACTTGAACATTGTTATCAACAAGAGCTTTTAAAATATCTCCAGAGACAGTAGGTAAGATTTCTATTTTACCCATTACTTTATCTCCGTCCCACCATATTTCTCTAATAATATGAGAAACGTTTTTTAAATTAATAATAGAGGATTCAGGGTGATCTAATTCACCTGTTGCTCTATTTTCTTTAACAACTTGTTGGTATTTATCGATTTCTCTTTCCCATAACTCTTTTGGATAATAACGACCATTACCGTTTTTAACTTCGGCAGTTGCTAAAATACCTTCAACTAAAGGATTACCTGAAGGAGCTTTCATTCCCTCATGTAATTGTTGACGAGATACCTGGAAAGGATGGGTTTCGATTAATACTTGCTTCATAATTATTTTTTATCTAGATCACCGTAACCACTAGCTTTGTATTTACCTTTAGGAGCTTTTGGTTCGCCCATTCCGGTAGAATCTACAGTGTATCCGATATCTTTAACACCAAAAGAAGCTTTTGTGTGATAATAATTAATATCTTTATCCATGTTTTTCAACACGATTTGTTTTAATTCATCAACGGTTTTTTTAGCATTTTTAGGATCTTTCATTTCTGTATAGTATCCCATTAAAAATGATTGACCATAAACGTTATCAATGTTTTTGTCGTCTTTATTATTAAATTGATTATCTAAGTCTTTTTGAACTTCTTTATCAATTTTTTCAAACTCGTTTTGATCACCGTATTCTTTTTTGTTCTTAACACCTACTGCTTCTTTAAGGCTATCGTTAAACTTTTTAAACCAATCAACATTTGCTGGTTTTAAAGTAACTATACCACCTGCTGCTTCAGATAAAAGACTTTTACTTTTCAAAATATGAACAGTAGTATCAAAATCATTTAAAGCAGTAACGTATTCAGGAAATAAGTATTTGGCTTGTTTCAAGAAGTATTGTTTGTCTCCTTTACCTTCTTTAATCAAATTATATTGTTCTTGTAGAGTTGCCATATGTTATAAATATTATGGATAAAGTAAAATCGCTCCAGTAGTTAATGAAGCACTAGTTACAAAAACAGGAATTGTGTGTCCTGCAGGAATAACCATAGGTGCTGCTGCCGTAGCTAAAATTCTATCTTTTTCATCTTTTAATCCAGTAATAACAGCACTTGATCCTGATACTACTGTGAAACCACCAAAACTACCAGTTGCAGTAGTTGAAGTATAAAGTCCGATTGGGTTTACTGGTAAGTTTGCCATTGTTTTATTTTTTAAATAATTCTATTAAGTCGTTTAAATATTCTTGTGCTAAATCAGTTCCGTATACAACACTAAATGAGTCTGGATTTTGTTTATAGTAATCCATTGTTTCATGTTTTGATTGTTGTAATAAAGGAATTAATTCGTTTAATTGTCTTTCAATTTTATCAAAAGCTAATAATCTACTTCCAACCCACTTTTTATTTGAGGATTTATTTATACTAGCATCTTGTAAATAAGATTCAACATCTGTTTCTTCCCAAAGTTGTTTTACTTCAATACCCTTAGCTGCTTTATTCAATGCTTTTTGGTTAACTAACTTGTATTTAAAATCAGTTATGTATTTGTTTTTAGTAACACCTTCAGGACCAGCTTTTGGACCAGGACCCATAGTAGCTCCAGGACCTTCATTTACTTTTTTATATCCGGCTTGTTTATAAGCTCCGTAAGTAGATCCTTTTGGAGAAGGACCAGTATGATTTTCACCTTCGCCTCCTGATGTAAACATTGATGTTGATCCTAAAGAAGATACTTCATCTAATAAATTTTTAATTTGAACGTATTGTTCAGGATATTCTTTTCGAATATGGGTTCTGAATTTATTAAATACATCCTTTACATCTTGAGCAATTACTGCTAATTTAGGATCTAATTTACCGTCAGTTGTTTTAGATAAATCAGCAACTGCTCTTGCTGCTTGAGATAATTCTTTTAAAGCATCACCAAAGTTAGCTAATTTTATAATTTGATGATTTATTTGACCTGTTTCATCATCAACATCAACTGTTTTAAAGTATGTAGATAAAGTATCATTAAAAAAGTCATTTTTGTAATCAACTTTACCATAACGTCTTTCAATCCTATCTAATAATTCAGGATCAACGTCTTTAGGTTTGATTACACCGTCTGCCTCTTTTAATTTATACTTGTAATTAGCCATGTATTTTAGTTAATTCTTCTAACAATGCATAATATTGTAACAAATTAACTAAATCATTATTACCAACGTTGGCTGTTTTATTTAATGGAGAAAGTAAGTTAGCTACTTCATTTAATTTAATCTGAACAGCTTTATCAGTAACTTTTTTAGATAATTTATTTATTTCTTCTTTAATTTCTCCAACTTTACCATTATAAAATTCTCTTAATTTTGGAGTTGAATCAACTGAGTTGATGAATTCTTTTAAAACCACTTTTTGATTATCATTCAATGATTCATATTTACCATTGAATTTTTCTAACATTACTTTGTAAGTTAAGATACGTAAATCCTTATCATATGATTTAAATTCTTCTAACAAATCATCTTCTACTTTTTCTTTAATAATATTTTTAGAAGTTAAATGCTCTAATAGAGACATTTTGTTATCAATAATTTGGTCTGGATTAGATAGGTTTTCGCTGTTATAAATTTCTAATAAAGTGTATAACGAAGCATATGCTTTATAATTAGGTAATTTAGTTTTGAAAAATTCCTCTAAATTATAATGCTTTTGGATTTCACTAATTAAATTATATTTTTGTCTTTTTAAAGCACCTCTATTAAGGTCTTTAGAAGTTTCAACAATTGTATTAATTATAATTTCAGCTTTACCTTCGGTAATATTTTTATGCTTAGAAAGAGTTTCATACAATTTGTACTCTCTTCCTAATTCTGTGCGGACAAAGTATTTTTTAAGAATACCGGTAGCTTTTGAATCCTTACCAGATAAGGTATCAGCAGTGATTTGTCTAACTAAAAGTTCAAACAATAATCCCGTATTCTTATACTTAGAATGTTTAATATTCATTCTTTAGGTTTTGTTATAAATATATCAGGATTTTTACTTCTTTAATTTAGATTCATCTAAAAGTGAATCTCCTCCATCTCTTTTATCTTTGAATAAACCCTCAATTAAAGTTTTATTTTTAAGATAAACTTGCTTAGCTTCTAACGCTAATGGCGATCCTCCTTTATAGTTTGGATTAATACCGCCCTGTTCATTTTCGTTGTCTTTATCATTCATACCTTTAGCGCCTAATCTGTCTTTACCAAAGTTATCATCTTGTGTATTACGATTAGTTGATTTTTCTTCAGGACGACCTAATTTTAAATCATCGCCATATCCTACAGGAACGTTTTCTGGTTCAGAATACATTCTTCCTTTACCATAAAGTGATGCTAAGTCGTGTGGTGTACCATATGATTTACCTGTTACCTTAGGATCATTACCTTCTTCAGCAATTTGTTTTTGTCTAAAGGCACGTTTTTGGTCTTCAACAATCAAATCTCTATATTCATCGTATTGATCTTCACTGAAATGGAACACGTTATCATATATCCAATCTGATGGTAATATTTTAAGGTCCATAATCTTTTGAGCTAAATCAACCTTCTGAGTTAACAAGGCAATTTTTTCCTGGTCATAAATGATTGAAGGAGTAGTTAAATCTAATTCAAAATTAGTTAATTGTTCGCCTGTATAACCTTGTGAGTATAAATGTACTAAAGCGATTTTATACAATTCAGACAACACAATACGTTGAATGCGGTTAATTGTACGAGCAAAACGAATATCTTCAGCTGCTAATGTAGCTTTACCAGTCAAATCTTTCTCGTAACCCATAAATGCTTTAGGCACTTTAAGAGCAGCAAATAATTTGTCTCTTAAATAAGTTACGTCTTGAATACCATCATATTGTAAACCTGGTTGGGTTTCAATTTTGGTTGAAGTATCATTGCCACGAATTGGAATATAAAAGTCTTCCAATAAGTTTTGCATGTTATATTTTAAGTTGTATTCACCTGTTTGAGAATCCATCAACGGAGTACGTTTCATAGTACTGATGGTTTTTTGCATAAAGTTTTCTACTTCATTAGGAGGAATAGAACCAACGTTAATATAGAAAACACGGCGATCTGGTGAACGAGAGATTCTATGAATTAACATAGCATCTTCCATCAAAATGTATTGTTTAAAAATACGACGAGCTGGTTCCAAATATGAACGACCATAAGGAAGATAGTTAACATCAGTTAACAATCTAAAGTGAGCCATTTCATAATTATCAAAATAAATACCTGGTTCGTTATCATAAGTTCCTATATTAGGAGAACCATAATAACCAGAACCACCAGCGTAAATACCTTCTGGTGAATACTTAAATCGTACTGCATTTGGGTGTTCTTTATCATAGTTTTCCTGTCTTTCAATATGGAAAGCTGTATAAGGAATTACATTATAAACACCATATTTTTCAGCAATTTCTAATTTCAAGAAAAAGTCTCCGTATTTACACATTTGGCGAATCCAAGACCAAAGGTTGAATTCAATGTTCAATACATCATAAAACAAGTTATAAAGTATTTGTTGAATATCTTCGTCACTTGATTTAATATGGAGTACTTCTCCCATATCATTTTTTAAAGTACTTTCGTCTGAAATAATATCGAGAGCAGAAGCAACAATAGCATCATAATCCATATTATCATAGTCTGAATAGACCATGGTTCTAAGGTATTGCCAATTGATGTTAATTTGGGCTCCTAATAAGGAAGTTGATGCTGGAGAGTATAAACGATTATACCTATCCATTAATGAATTAGTAGCTATATCTCCCGAACGTTGAATTGAATCAACGTCCATTACTTTTAATTCGTTGCCACCCTGATTTCGTATAATTACGTCTGTAGAAAACAAACGTTGTAATCGGGTGAATAAACTAGTATCTGCCATATCTTATAAATATTTACAATAGCCACTTAATGTCCTCTTGTCCAAAATCTGTTTGAACAGAATACGGATTTTTCATCTGGTTGCTACTATATCCTCCAGTATACGTATTCTTAGTCATGTTTCCAAGTGTAGCGCGAGTCATGTCGTGAGACATTTGTTGAAATTTCAATGATGTATCTCTTAAAAACATTGCTATACCGAATGACATTACTAAGTCATCGTTATAACCTGTTTGAGCTTCTGGTCGTCCGTTTTTCCAAACAAATACTTTCATTTCTTCTAATAATCGTTTTGAATGAATAGTAACGGATCTATCACCAACATATTCTCTAAATTTATTTACAACCAATGGTCTTGTTCTTAAAGACATTGTAAAACCAGGGGTCATATCTGAATTTCCTTCAAATACTCTTAAATAAGAATCTGCTGTAAGTTGATCTGATTTTGGTGAATGATATAAATTACGATAACCTCTTTCAATAATAGCATCTAGTGTTGCCCAACCAATTGAGGCATTTTCTACTACTAACATTGCATTATTATATTCGGAAGCTAAACCTACTAAAAAATAACCATATTCTTTAGGAGGTAACTGGCCTCTATATTCAGCAACTTGTGTATTGGTTGCTATATCAATTACATGACAAGCAGAAGAGTCTTTACCATCACCTCTAGCTACGTCAGCTGTAATCATATATTCACGTGTATAATCAGCTGGTTCCCAAACCCATAAATTTTGGTCAGCACCTCTTCGTTCTATAGGATCTTTAACTGTTGTTTGTTTTAAAAATTCAATCCATTCAGGATAGAATACAACATCACCAGAGGTACTAAAGTCACAATCACACTCTTGAGATGCTAATCTAGGATCACCTAGTAATTCATCTTGTCTCTTTCTCCAAGCCTCGTCCCTCTCCGGATGAACATACCAAGGGAGCTTGATAGGTAAAAAGTCGTTTTCTGCTGCTTCCGCTGATACCCATGTCTTGTGAAACCAGTTTCCAGTTCCATACGGTGTTGAAAGTACTATTGCTCCACCACCCGTGGCTAGTGTTTGTTGTGCTGATGCCCATATTTCTCC